GGTTTCAAGGACTCTACTAAAATGGTTGACGTCAAGTTAGCTAAAGATGGCGGGCTTATGGAAGCTACAGCTAAACTAAAAGCAAAAGGTATGAAAGATGGCGGTATGGTTGTTAAAGATAAAATCGTAGCAATCAACACATCACCTAACAGCGGATTAATTACAGTAAAAGGTTTCGGTGCAAGCCGAAGAACCTAAATGAGTTTTAACAGTTTTCAGTCAGCCTTATCGCACACCCCTGACTGGGATAGCCGTATGGCGGTGCAAACCGCCATTACGGTGTAGGAATAATTATGGCAGATCCAAAAGTAGGAACATCTATCGTAAGCGTAGGCGAAGTCTTTGAAGCTATCAAAGATCCAAGCTACGTTAGAGACACCACGAGAATAGAAAATTTAAAAAAAGGCTCTAATGTAACAAGAAGCATGGGCTATGAAAATCTTTTTGAAACATTTGAAAAAAAAGGAATCAATAAAGCTACTATAAATAAATTTAAAAATGTTCCAGAAATAACTGATTACTTAGATAAAGACGGAAAGTTAAGTGACACTAAACTTAATAAATATAATAAAGATTTAAAAAAATTTAGACTAGATGCGTTTAAAGGATTAAGTCCTAAAGATATTAAAACTATCGAAAGTTCTGGTTTTCTTTCTCAGTTTGCAAAAGATCAACGACTTAAAATAATAAATTCAGGCGGGAAGTTTAATCAAAAAAATTTAAATAAAGTTTTAGATCAAATGTTTGATTTTACATTCAAAGATTTAGACACAGCAGTAGGCGTTAAGAACCCACAAATTCAAGATAAAAAAATAACTGATGCAATGAATAAAGTTAACGCTAACAAAAATATTCCAGCTGCTCAAAAATTAAATATTAAATTTGGTTTGTCACAAGTTGATAAACTAGTTAAAATGGGTAATTCTCCTGCAGCTAGGAAATTACTAACTGCCATTATAACTCTTGCGCCTAAAGGATTATTTGGTATGGACTTGTTAATCCCCACAGAGATGGGTAGCGGTGAACTTCCAAAAGAGGGGACACCCGAATACGAACAGCTCATGAAAGACATGGGCAAAAACCAAGGAGGCATGATGGATATAAACTACATGACAAGACCACTAGGCTACAAAGAGGGAACTCGTGAGGGAGAGCTAGTTGGCGACCAAGAAAAAACTTCAAGAGATCCTTTTCCAGGATTAAGAGAGTTTGCAGCATCTGAAGTTATGAAAGCAGCAGGCAATCAAAAAAGAGTTGATACTGTTCAACTTGCTAGTAATTATTTAAGATCATTAGGTATGAGCGGTAACGAAGCAGCTATGAATGATGTGATTAATATTTTAAATACTCAAATTGTTCCTCAAGAAGAATTAAAAATAATGAAAGAAGGAGAATCTTCTTTAGAAAAAGGTATGCAAGGAATAGGTAGAGGAATAGAAAGTTTAATGCAATTTTTAAAACTCCAAGAAGAAGGAACAGGAAAATTTCAAACTCTTGATGATAGAACTTTACAAGAATTAATTAAAATGAGAACACAGTAATAATGGCAATAGAAAAGAATAATCCAGACGATCAGATTGATATTCAAATAGAACCTGATTCAGCACAAGAAATACAACAACCTTTAATGGAAGGTGATGCAATGATCTTGGGCGATGGTTCTGCAATCGTCAATCCTGCAGAAGATACTTCAGACCAAGGAGCGTTTAACGCAAACCTTGCAGAGTTAATACCTGATGATGAATTAGAAGCTTTGTCTTCTGGTTTAATGAGCGATTACGAATACGATAAAGATGCGAGATCTGATTGGTTAAAATCTTACACAGATGGATTAGACTTACTAGGATTTAAATATGAAGATAGATCAAAACCTTTTGCTGGTGCAAGTGGTGTAACACATCCTTTACTAGCAGAAACAGTTACACAATTTCAAGCACAAGCTTACAAAGAGTTACTTCCCTCTGAAGGTCCTGTTCGAACACAAATTGTAGGTGAAATAAATCCACAAGTAGAAGAGCAGGCTCAACGTGTGAAAGAATTTATGAACTATCAAATAACTTATGAAATGGAAGAATATGATCAAGAACTAGATCAAATGTTATTTCATTTACCACTCGCAGGTAGTTCGTTTAAAAAAGTTTATTATGATGCAGTTAAAGGAAGAGCAGTTTCTAAATTTGTTCCTGCAGAAGATGTAATCATTCCATACAATACAACTGACATGGAATCTTGTGAAAGAATAACTCACGTCGTCAAGATGATGGGTAATGAATTACGCAAGAAACAAGTGGGCGGTATGTATCGTGATATAGATATTTCTGAAAGTCCCGTTGATAAAAATGATGCAGGTCAAAAGTATGATGAATTAGACGGCGTAACAGAAACATACAATGCAGAAGATATTGTATTATTAGAGTTCCATTGCGATTTAGACATACCAGGTTTCGAAGATAAAGACGCGACAACAGGCGAACCAACTGGTATTAAATTACCTTATGTGGTCACTGTTGACGAAGGTTCTGGAAAAGTCTTATCTATCTATCGCAACTATGCAGAGGGAGACATTCTACGAAAAAAGATTCAATACTTTGTTCATTACAAGTTTTTGCCTGGCCTTGGCTTTTATGGCTTTGGTCTTATACACATGCTTGGTGGACTATCAAGAACAGCTACATCTGCTTTAAGACAACTTATTGATGCAGGCACATTATCAAACTTACCTGCAGGATTTAAGGCAAGAGGATTGCGAGTTAGAGATGATGATGAACCTTTACAACCAGGTGAGTTTAGAGACGTAGACGCACCAGGAGGAGCAATCCGCGAATCCTTAATGTTGATTCCTTACAAGGAACCTAGTCAAACTCTTTTTGCTTTACTAGGATTTGTTGTAGACGCAGGTCGAAGATTTGCATCTATAGCAGATAATAAAATGGGCGAAGGATCTCAAGCTAATCCTGTTGGCACAACAATGGCTATTATGGAACGCGGCACGAAAGTGATGAACGCTATACATAAAAGATTACATTACGCACAAAAAGTTGAATTTAAATTATTATCTAAAGTTTTCTCAGAAAGTTTACCTCCTGAGTATCCTTACGCTGTACGTGGTGGCAACAGAATTATTAAGCAACAAGATTTTGACCAACGTATTGACATACTCCCAGTATCTGATCCAAACATTTTTTCTATGGCGCAGCGCGTTACTCTAGCGCAAACACAATTACAAATGGCATCTTCTAATCCTCAAATGCATAACATGCACGAGGCATACAGAAGAATGTATCAAGCATTAGGTGTTAGAGACATAGATATGATTTTACCACCTCCTCAACAACCTCAACCCGAAGATCCAGGAATAGAAAATGCTAAGTCTTTACAAATGTTAGGACTAAAAGCGTTTCCTGGTCAGGCACATCAAGCACACATAGACGCTCACAGAGCGTTCATGAGTTCTTTTTTAGTTGCAAATAATCCACCTACCATGGGTATATTGCAAGCACACATTTCTGAACACGTTGCATTACTAGCAAGAGAAGAAATTATAAAGAAAAATGCACCATTAATGCAGGAACAAGCTCAAAAGTTTGGTGGGCAGGTACCGCCAGAGCTCTTACAGCAGTTTCAACAACAAAATGAACTTGAAATTGCACAAAGAATTACTGAATTAACCAATGAAATGGTAAATGAAGAGCAAGAAATGATGAATAAAGACGATAAAGACCCATTAATTAACTTAAAACAGCAAGAATTAATGCTAAGGGCTCAAGAAGTAAGGCAAAATAGAGAATTAGCAGAGCAAAGATTAGATTTAGACCTAGAAAAACTTAATTTTGAAGGTAAAAAGCTAGAGCAAAAGGATAATATCGACAAAGAACGTATACAAAGTCAAGAAGACATAGCAGATTTACGTGCTGAAGTGTCTTTAGCATCGAAAAGAGGTCAATAATGGCAAATACTAAACTTAGTCCAAATATAATTAAGCTTTTAAGAAGAAAATACAGGAAACCTCCTGGAACAAGAGTGGGTGATTCAAAAAAAATATCGCAAATGTTGAAAAAAGGTGCTAGCATACCCACGTATATGGCAAGCAAAGGCGGACATGTTAAAAAAAGAACAAAAAAGAAGAGAAAAAAGTCTTAGTCCAAAAGAAATTTTGGATGACGCTTTTACTTTTGCCGGGAAGTATCCTAATGATCCTATGGCTCTTAGTGCTTCGCTTATGGTCGTAGCAAAAACCATTTATTTAAATCTTTTAGGTCCTGAACAAACTCAAATAATGATGGACGCGTTTGTTAATGGTATTGATAACTACGAAGTCAAAAAAATAACAATACATTAATGTCTATCTGTAAAAATTGCGGACATGATTGTCATCACAGCAACGGTGGATCTTGTCATTGTGGTTGCTCTAACTGTGAACATGATGTACAAGAGGCAATAAACAAACTTAATAAAGTTTTGACTATAAATGGGGATTCTGAAATAGAGGTTGTTTTTGAACCCGATTTTAATTTAACAGAGCACTAGGAGGTTAACATGAAATTGGTAAAAGATGTAATTGAATGGCTCAAAGAATGGAACGACTGGAACATGAAAGACTGGATTAAAGCTGGTATCGTTTGTGGAGTTGTTCTAATTGTACTATGGAAAATGGGTGGAGCCTAGACTATGGTCTGGCAACTCTTAGCTAAGCCCTTACTTGGCGTCGTCGCTGACGGCGTCAAGGGTTTCGTGGAGACGAAAAAGGCAAAAGCAGAATTAAAAGTTACTGAGATAAAAGCTCAGACTAAACTCAAAGAGGACCAAATCGCCGGAAAAATTGCGTGGGAAGCATCGGCGGTAGATCAAATGAAAGGGAGCTGGAAAGATGAGCTAATTTTAATATGCCTGTTGGTTCCGGCGGTGGCAGTCTTCATTCCTGGATGGACACCACATATCAAAGCTGGATTTGAAGCCTTACACTCACTTCCTGATTATTACAAGCATCTCTTATACATCGCCTGCAGCGCGAGCTTCGGTATCAAGGGTGCGAAAGGAGCTATGGGATTAATAACTAAAAAGAAATAAAGAATGGATACAGTATACATAGTAGATAAAATCTACAAAATAATTAGAGCTAGACAAAATCAAATAACTCAGATAATAATCAACAATCAGGTCAAAGATTGGAATGATTATCAAAATCATTTAGGTCAGCTTGATACATTAAATTATATTGAACAGGAACTCTCGGACCTGCTTAAAAAGAAACAGGAGCAAAATGAGTAATTTAATCTTACCAGTGCATGTAGCGAAAGCTGTGCAAAAAAAGAAAAAAGACGAAGAAAAAAAAGAAGAACAAAAACTAGAGTCATCAAAATTACCCGAACCCACGGGTTGGCGCATTTTAGTATTACCACACAAAGGTCAAGGTAAAACTAAAGGTGGAGTATATCTCTCAGATAAAACTATACAGGAAACTCAAATTGCAACTAATGTTGGATTAGTTTTAAAAGTTGGACCTGATGCCTATAACGACAAAGATCGTTTTCCTAACGGTCCTTGGTGCAAAGAAAAAGATTGGGTTGTCTTTGCAAGATACGCCGGTTCACGTCTTAATATTGAAGGCGGAGAACTACGCATACTAAATGATGATGAGATACTTGGAACAGTGGATGATCCAGAGAGTATTTTATCACCAGTAACACATTAAACATGGAGAAATAACCATGCCCGAAGCAATAAAAGCAGAAGCGTTAAAAGAAGATGCATTGATGGTTGACTTGGACACATCAGGTAAATCTGTCGACGTGGAGTTAAAAAAAGAAGAAACTCAGACTGAGGTCGTTGAAGAAACTAAAGATACTAAAGATACTAAAAAAGATGAACGCGAAGAATATAGTGAAGGTGTCAAAAAAAGAATTGATAAATTAACTTATAAAATTCGTGAAGCAGAGCGTAGAGAAAAAGAAGCTTTAAGTTTTGCAGAACAAGTCAAAAAAGAAAAAGATGAATTACAAGGTAAGTTCGATAAACTTGATGACGGGTACGTCAATGAGTTTGCAGGTCGTGTAAAATCAGAACTTGAAACAGCTAAGGTGGCTTTAAAACAAGCCGTTGCAGCAGGAGATGTAGATGCTCAAGTAGCAGCAAATCAAGCCCTTGCAAAGCTAGCTATTGAAGAAGAAAGAATAAAAGCGACTGAAGAACAGCGAAAAAAGTACGAAGATACTTTAAAAAACGCTGGACAAATAGGAGAACAGCCTGTACAAAATAATGTAACCCCTACTAGACCTGATCCTAAAGCGGAAGCTTGGGCGGAAAAAAACGAATGGTTTGGTAAGGACGAAGCTATGACATACGCTTCTTTTGGTATTCACAAGAAACTTGTGGAAGAAGAAGGGTTTGATCCTACCTCTGATGATTATTATGAAGAGATAGATAATAGACTTCGCAAAGAGTTTCCCCATAAATTTAGTGATGGGGGAGAGGTTCAAGAAGGCAAATCACCCGTTCAGACAGTTGCCTCTGCAAATAGAACCACAAGGTCTGGACGCAAAACAGTGAGGCTCACACCATCACAAGTAGCGATAGCTAAAAAATTAGGTGTGCCACTTGAAGAATATGCGAAATACGTGAAGGAGTAGGCATATGAATAAAATTGATGAAAATAAGACTCCACGCGCTGCTCAGTCCCGCGAGAAAGCGACTCGTAGGAAACCATGGGCACCCCCGTCATCTCTTGATGCACCACCTGCACCCGATGGGTTTAAATACAGATGGATACGCGCTGAAGTGCTAGGTCAAGCAGATAGTAAAAACTTATCTGCAAGATTAAGAGAAGGTTTTGAATTAGTCAGAGCCGATGCAAACAGTGAATATCCTATCATTCAGGAAGGCAAGTATGCTGGTGTAATAGGAGTTGGAGGTTTATTGCTGGCTAAAATTCCAGTAGAAATCGTTGAAGAGCGAATGGCTTATTTTGCGGAGCAAACAAAAAATAAGGAAGACGCAATTCAAAATGATCTACTGAAGGAACAACATCCCAGCATGCCGATCTCTAAACCAGATAGGCAGTCTCGCGTAACCTTCGGTGGTACTCGAAAGGACTAATTTTTTAGCTCTTTTGTCCATCGAATAAACAACAAACTAAAAAGGATGAGATAAACGATGGCAAATAAAGACGCAGCTTTTGGGTTTAGACCCGTAAGGCATCTTAGTGGCGGTCTTATCAGAAGAAACGAATATACTATTGCTGCAAACTATGGCACTGACATTTTTCATGGACAATGTGTAAAAGCAGTTACAGCAGGTGGTATTGAAGCGGCAGCAGCAGGTAATGTAATTCTTGGTGTTTTCGGTGGATGTTTTTTTACAGACCCTACTACAAGTAAGCCAACATTTAGCAATAACTATCCAGCAAGCACAAACGCTTCGGATATTGTTGCTTTTGTTTACGACGATCCTAGAATCGTCTTCGAAGTTCAGCACAATGGTACAGGCACAGCAGCAATGAATTTTGCTGGTTTTGATTTAACAGGAACAAGTGGAAGCTCACTTTCTGGTAGATCAACTCAAGAGTTAGACACTTCAACAGCAGGTACATCTGGACAATTCAAGCAAATTGGTATTTCTAAGGATCCAGACAACAGTGATACAAGTAGCGCAAACGTTAATGTTTACGTTATTCCAAACACTGCTGAGCATTCTTACTTACTAACAACTGCATTAAGCTAATAGGAGTTAATTATGCCGATATCAAGATCACAACTGGTAAAGGAACTAGAACCTGGCTTAAATGCTTTGTTTGGGTTGGAATATGCCAGATACGAAAATCAGCACGAAGCTATTTATGATACAGAAACTTCTGACAGAGCTTTTGAAGAAGAAGTAATGCTATCAGGTTTCGGTACAGCGCAAGTAAAACCAGAGGGAACTCCGGTCAACTATGATGACGCAACAGAGTCATTCACAGCGCGTTATACACACGAAACAATAGCACTTGCTTTTGCGATTACTGAAGAAGCAGTAGAGGACAACCTTTACGACAGAATCAGTTCTCGTTATACAAAAGCATTAGCTCGTTCAATGAGTAACGCTAAACAAGTGAAAGCAGCAAACGTATTAAACAATGCATTTGATTCTTCTTTCACAGGTGGTGACGGTGTGGAACTTTGTTCTACTGCTCACCCATCAACAGGCGGAAACATCTCAAACGAGTTAGCAACTGCTGC